AGAATGAATACCATAAAAGACACCTTGTGTGTGACGAATTTTGCTATATGCATAGCTTAGGTCTTGGGTGGAATGATTTTCTGTGATGAGCTGTTGGACAAACAACGAATTCCGCAATCGTCAGCGATAGCAAACAGGAGGGATAAGATGATACCAAAATTTAGATGTTGGTTTAAAGATACTGGAACACAAGCTGCTCACATGGTTGAATGGCATGAATTAAGAGAATTCAAAGCATTGGGGGATTTGCTTCAGTACAGCGGAGAAAACAAATCGTTTCACCTCATGCAATCCACTGGCTTGAAAGACAAGAACGGCGTGGATATTTTTGAAGGCGACGTTGTAAAAGTATCTGACGGGGGCAACGAAGAAGACAGCTACACCAGTGTGGTTAAGAATTATGCGGACGAGGGTTACCCTGCCTTTGATATTGAAGCTCCCAGCTCGTGGTATTACGAAAGCAACGTTTTGTCTACAATTATGGGGGGAGATTACGAGACAATCGAAGTTATCGGGAATGTATGGGAGGATGGTGATCTTATAAATGACAGTGAAGGAGCAGAAGAAAATTAGCTTTGTTAATGAATGCGGTTGTATTGTTGACGAAGAAGATTTAGCCAAGGCGATTTTATGGTACCAAAAACATCCTACATTATCAAAAAAGAAAATATATATGCATGGATATTATCCTGCTGTCAGCATTGGAAACATAAAAATACACGTCCATAGGTTACTGATGCAGTTTTGGTTAGGCATGAAATTACCTTTCCATGCGAGTGTTCATCATATTAATGAGAATAAACTCGATGCGCGCAAAGAAAACTTATCTGTAGTAATAAATTCTGCGCATAACAGCAATCATAATAAAGGGAGAGTATTCACGGATAAACACAGAAAAAGAATAAGTGAGGCGAACAAAAAAAGAAAAGGTATGAAGTGTAAAAAGCGTCATGATATACCCTTTTATCAATTGAAAGATTTGTTAGATTTTGGATTCTCTATAAATCGTATTTCGAAATTATACGAATGTGATTGGTCTACGATTAAGACTAGAATCTACGAGAACCCAGAACTATTGGAGCAAGCTAATGAAAACTAGCCACTCAATCATCATAGTACTGCTAACGATCGCTGGCTTGAGTTGGCTATCCTATACAATAGTGGACCAGCAAAAGCAGATCGAGGAGTTGCAAGAACAACTGCAGCATGAGCAAATGAAGTACAAGATTATTATCAACGATCCGTTAGTCAGGGATGCGATGGAAGCAGGGGGATGAAGATGAATGAAGTAGCCACTTTATCATTGCTAGCAGTTTGCGGGTATCTTGTTTATCGATTCGGATTATGTGCCTATAAAAAGGGATTGTCAGATGGATTCGAAATCATGAGTGACACGTTAAATGACATTGAGGGTTATACAGAACAGCTGCTCGAAAAGCAAGAACCTGAAAGTCATCGATTTTATTATGTTAAAGGGAACCGCGATGCTGCTAAACAAATAAAAGAGATAGTAACTAACTATGAAAAAAATGGGGGATAAATGATGGACTTTGCAGTAGCATTTTTTCTCGCAGTCGTAGCGACAGTGGTCGCAAGTGTGATTTTTGGTAAGGAAGACAAAGAGGAGGGCAAGTGATTGGAGAAATGGCGTGTTGAACGAGTCAAGGCAGTGTTGAAAGATTACCGAGATACGGATAAGTACGTCAGGAAGCTTGAAGAAGAGATACGTGTTCCGTATCGGGAAGAGGATGTTAACGGGGACATCAAGGGAACAAGAAGCGACAGCGATTTGATGTTCGGCACATTGTGGACCATCGAGACGGATAAGCAGATTCGGCGGTTGAAACGCAATAAGCAGATTGTACAAGAACTTCTCGATGAGTGCGGCAGTGACACTGAGACGATCATTCGAGAGTTGTATATCAAACGATTTCCACAATACACGATGCAGGGACTGGTTGATAGTTTCCAGATAAAGTGTGGTAAAACCAAAGCGTTTGAATATCGGAACAGATTTTTCGAAGAGTTAGACAAGATGCTTGATATATGAACGATTTGCGGAATTTTAGACACTGAAAACGTGGTAAATTAGTATTATCAGATATCGCCCACAAGCACAACGGCATTCAACCTCCTTTTGATACGTAAAAATTATTCTGTGGGCGATAGTCACTGTGGCGGAATTTATATTTGGAATTAAGCATCTGTAAAATCAGATGCTTTTTTTGCGTAGTCTAAGGTAGCTCCTGAATGAAGTTTCCCGCTTCTGACTGCGCTTTTCTTTTGGGAATATTACTTGGGAGGTAATGAAAATGGTTGGAACTAGTCGCGAGATGATAAATCACATTCAGAAAAATAAGGATAAAGTGGTTTACGACATCGAAAAAGGTGTTGTTACGACAGAAAAAGGGACTCATGGCTTTATATGCTCATCAACTGGATATATAAGGTTTAAATTGTCAGGCAGGGTCGTACAGGCTCATACTTTTTTTGGTGTTTTGATATTCGGATCGGATTTGGAAGGTATGACTATAAACCATAAAAATGGCAATAAACTAGATAACCGCAAAGAAAATCTGGAAATAATGACATTAGAAGACAATGTCAGGCATGAGTGGCAAACTGGATTATGCATTGCAAAGAAACCTGTTAATCAAAAAAGAGTAATTCAAAAGGACTTTCAAGGAAGAGTAATAAGAGAATTTGAGAGTATCTCGGAAGCAGGTAGATTTCACAATGTGAATCCACAAAGAATTAGATATGTTTGTATAGGAAGAACCGTTGAAGTCAACGGCTCTTCTTTTTGTTTTGCTTAAATATTTTGTTGGTGTGTAGCTCAGAGGTAGAGCAGTTGGGGTCGATACCCAAGAATGCGCCGGTTCGAGTCCGGTCACCCCAATTAACATTAAGTTGGACTTGCTAGGAACACGGCAGGTTGCCTTACGCAGGCTTTGTGAGCGGTCTGTGATGAAGGAAGGGATTCACAGTTAAATGAGTAAGCCAAGGTCAGGGGCGATATTCTGATCCGTTGTTCGGTTTCTCGCTGCCTTAATGCGAATAGACAAAGAAGCAACCGAGGATTGTGGCATAGTGGGATATGGTGGCTCGAGATCGCGAGCGTGTAGGTTGCTTTTTTTAGATGTTAACTGCCTAGTTGCAGTTCTAATTGGTTAGATAGGACTCGGCATTGCTGTTCGGTGAAACTCCGTGATTAGTTCTCGCATAGGATCGGAAACGTCCCTGCCTATGCAACGTACATATCGAAGTCACTCATTGCGAGTGGCTTTTTATTTTGCAGAAAAGCGAGGTGGCAGACATTACTAAATGGACAGAACGGCAAGTCAAACGATTGTCGGAATTGGCAAATGAAGGACTAACAAATATAAAGATAGCGCCTATTCTTACAGAGGAGTTCGGAGAAGAGTTCTCATGGCCAAGCGTTAGAAGTAAACGTACCAGGTTGGGTTTGCCACCGAGCGAAAAGAATATGCGTGTTAAACAAACTGATAAGGCTAAGAAGAATGTAGTATCTACGCAAATCAAATCAGATGGTACTCAGACCAACCTTATCAAGCTGCGTATGACTGAAGAACAGTCAAAGAATCCTGATTATGTATTACAAGCACATGGGTATGATCCCGAGAACTGGGAACTGGTCCAAGCGACTAACAACATCTGGGAACAGAACAACCAAGTAGATGGACTTATACAGCTTTATCAATCAAAGATAGTTGTTAAGCCAAGGGCAGCAGTGAGCATTCAAGCGTTAGCTACAAAATTGCTGCAAAGTACTAAGCCGATTACAATTCAACCAATTATTAAAGGGAAGTGCAATCTAGTCATACCGTTGGCTGATTTGCATTTCCCTATTTTGTCGGAACGAAAGTTTGAAACCTATCTATCCGATGTATTAGCAATCATAAATAAAGGATATAAGACAATTGTCATAGAAGTGTTGGGGGACATCTTTCACTCAAACGCTATGAAGGCAAGCCAAACGATCAAAGGCACCCAACTTGAAGATGTGGATATGGTCGAAGCAATTGAGTTGGCTAAAACATTCTTCATTACGCTGATTGATGAATCATTAAGAAAAAGTTCAGAGGTGCGGATTGAATTTGCCAGTGGTAATCACAGTGACTTTGAGTATTTGTTTCTAATGTACTTAGAGACACTCTATCCACAAGTAACGGTAAACAAGCACAACCTACCAAGGATCGCATATCAGCTAGACAATGTAGGCATTATGCTCACTCATGGACACTTCGGCAAGAAGGGCGATTACCCTATGCTTTTCGCTACCGAGTTTCGAGACGTATGGAGCAAGAGTAGTTGGCTAGAGATTCACCAAGGGCATTATCACTCGATGGAAGCTCAAAATCTTAAAGGCGTGATTCACCGGCAGCTTGGAACAATTAAGCCTAACGATCAGTACGAGTCAGAGAATGGTTATACGATGAACTACAAGAGCACACAGGCGTTTGAGTATTCAGCAGACAAGCTGAAAGTAATCTATGAGTTGGGGTGACTGATATGCATTACTATTACATCCAACTATCAGTAGGAATACTATGGCATAAGAACATCCGACAAGCGGAGTTGAAACCAAAGCATACGTTGCTTGAATGCTATCAGCAATTTAGTGACGAGTATATCGATCGGCATAGGTTGATATACATTGGGCATGGCTGGAAAAGTGATCCGCATATTGTGGAGAGGTTAAAGAGGTATGGAATGTAATGCTGAACTTTAATGGTGGTGATATAAAATGACTCGATATGCAAGACCAAGAGACGATATCGATAAGCTGTATAAAACAAGCAGATGGAGAAAGCTCAGACAAACAATCGTCCGACGTGACTTCGGGCTATGCCAAGAGTGTAAGAGACGTAACAGATACACTAAGGGCACAGTAGTCCATCACATAGTGGAAGCGAGGGAAGACATCACACTCTTCTGGCAAGAGACTAACTTAGAGCTAGTGTGCGATGCATGTCACAACAGAGAACATCCTGAACGTAGTGGTGGTAAGACAAAAGTGAAGCCTAAAGTAAATGTAGTCAAATTCTATGCAAACAATGAAAGATGATTACCAAATCAACCATAGCCCCCCCCTACCTCGGAAAGTTTTTGAAAGG